GGAGATATTGTTGAAATAACTAATGCTGCTATTAATGAAGTTTGTTTAAGAGCTACAGAAAATGGTGCTGTAGAGTTAATGTATAACGACAGCAAAAAGTTTGAAAGTACAAGTGGTGGTGTTAGTGTTACTGGTCAGTTAGATGTTGGCTCTGTAACTCTTAGTGGAGGAGGATTAGCTTTAGCTGATAGTGATAAAGTTGTATGCGGAAATGGTGATGATTTACAACTGTATCACGATGGATCAAATTCATACTTAAGTAATAGTACAGGTTACTTATTTGTACAATCTGACAATATCTCTTTAGCTGGAAAATCTGCTGGTGAAAATTATCTTGTTGCCAACCTTAATGGTTCAGTACAACTCTATTATGACAGTAGTAAAAAGTTTGAGACAAAATCAACAGGGATTCATATTACTGGAAACGTTCACGCTGCCCCTAGTGGCACTACTTTTGCTACAGATAACGACACTTATATATTTCAAGCTGCTGCACCATCACAGGCTTATGTAAGTACATATGCTGCTAATGATGGTACAAGTTTATTCAATCATGGATTCCATGTTGGAATTGATACAACTTCCGCTAACCTTATTGTTCGTCAAAGCAAACCAATTAATTTTTATACTAATGATTCACATAGATTACAACTAACATCAGATGGTCATTTAGTACCAGCAGCCACCAATACTTTTGACTTAGGTACTACTGCAAAGCGTTGGAGAAACATCTACACCAATGACCTTAACTTATCTAACGAAGGTGGATCAAATGACGTTGACGGAACTTGGGGAAGTTATACTATACAAGAAGGAGCAGAGGATCTATTCCTAGTGAATAAGCGGAATGGCAAAAAATATAAATTTAATTTAACGGAGGTGTCATAATGGCGATTTATTATGCTGATGGGTCTAACTCTGGTTCTGGAAGAATTATTCAAAAAACTTTTAATAGTGCAAATAATAATTTTTCTGTTAGTAGTGCTGGTACTTTGCAAGCAAGTGTAGTTAATGGATCTATTACACCTAAAGACTCAGGCAGCACAATAATATGTGAAGTTTGTTGTCATCAATGGGCGACTACAAGTGCTTATATTAAACAACAATTAAGAATTTCTGGCGGTATTACAGATAATAATGTAGGAACTTATGCTGATGTCTATTGCTATAGTGCAATATCTTATTCTGGATATTGGTTATGGAAAAAAACAAGCATTGGTACTACTTCTGCTTGCACTTTTACAGTATGGGTTGATAGAGGATATTACCCTAACAACTCTAATACTGGAAATATATCATGGCAAATGATGTTGACGGAGGTAGCAGCATGATTACTAAACACGAAATTATTAGGCAACTATACAGTAATGTTGGGGTTATTATTGGCAATGAAGATGGTACATTTATCGTAAAAGATGAAGAAGGTCAAACTATAAGCATAGACGTAGATGCAGTAAATACAGAATACGCTAAACAAGAATATAAGAATAAAAGAGAAGTTGAGTACCCATATTGGGGCATACAATTAGATTATATTTATCATAATGGAATAGAAAAATGGAAGACAGATATAGTAGATCCTGTAAAAGCCAAGTACCCAAAACCTAGTTGATATTAGTTTATAGTACTGATATTATATTAGTATTATATTAAAGACTTGATGTTAGATCCTCAACAAAAACTTGCTGCACTTCAATCAGAACTACAACAGATCGCAAAAAACTATAATGAAGCAAAAGAAGTGATGAGTAACTGTGAACGTAAAATATTACAGATACAAGGTGGTATTGCTGCTTGCGAGGATTTGATAAAACATAATGAGGAGACTAAGGAGAAGGCTTAGTTTTCCATTGGATTGCAAAAGTAAGTCTATAGTCTGGACATAAACTCGATTCATTCATAATCATATGAGGTATTGTGCCATCAAATATTACAACTCTGCCGGGTTTATAAATACAAGTATATTCTGCTTCTTGCAATAAATCATCCATAAACAATGTATGACCGCCCCATGTAAAATCCCATTTTGGGTTTACATAATATACAAGAGTAAGTGCATCTTCATCAGTATGTATTCTATTTTTTTGATGTGGTGTAGATAAATTTATTCTGCATTGAACTAGCTGGTATTGTGAAAAATTATATTTTTCTTCTAATTTTAAAAAAGATGGATGATTTGTAAAACCTAAAATCTTTGTTTCTTCCCAACTATATAAGCTGTAAAACTTTAGCTCTAATGGCATTGCAAAATTATCTGGCTCATCAATCATGTACAATGATCGAGTTATAAATTTCCAAAACGCAAGAACTTCTCTATAAGTAAACAAGTTGTCATATACATCAATTACTTTTCCTTTGCTATGTTTTACTTCTTTGCTAGGAATTATTGTCATTTAGTTTTTACAGGTATATTGCGGTCAATAATGCCATACATGACATAAAGTGGTGCTAAACCTATAATTAAAAAAAGCACCATAAATGTTATTGGTACGCTTGCTTTAATTAATGCTTCTTTAATCATGTTTCAAAAAATTTGTAACTATCTTTCTATATTATCTACTGTTTTAGTATTGGGAATCTTAGGCGGTGGTTTCTTTACATATAAGTATGTAACCAGCGAGCAGTTTAAAGCAAAAATGATGAATCAAGTACTAGAAAACGTACAAGGACTTATGGGTAATGTTTTAGAAAAAAACTTGCCAGATCTAACCGGCCCATCTCTTCCAGTACCAACACAAATGGAAAAGATAAAAAGATGAACTGTTGGCATTGCAATGCAAAATTAATTTGGGGTGGCGATAAAGACTTAGAAGAAGACACGCAGTATTCTATGGTTACAAATTTATCTTGCCCAGATTGTTTTGCTTATGTAGAGGTTTATCAACCTAGAAATGCCTACGATTAATATTCCAGAAATATATATTCCAGAAATATATATTCCAGAACCCTACTCACCAGATATTCCTGTAGTTACTCAATACTTAGAAATAAATCCACCGGGCTGTACTTATGGACATAGGGATATAAAAAATACAGGTAATCATAATTTATTGCTAGACGATCCCAATGGTGTATATACTATTTGCGATTTTACTTTTCCTAACTTTATTCCTCCTGATTACAATCCTAATCAGATGACAATGATAGAAGAGCCATTGCCACAAGGAGGAGATCCAGAAATACCAAAAACAGAAACACCTAAAATTCCAGAAGAAAAAGATGAAGATATAGTAATACCAGAATGTCCTAGTCCTAAAGACCAGCGAGTAGGTGATTACAGAAATGCAAAGAAACTTGAAATCGTAGTTGGACATCGTTTAGATGGGACAGAGTGCATAACTCTTTATGAAGACGTACCCTTCAAAGATCAATACATCCCTTCTGCTAATCAATTTGTTGGTGTTTTTAGTCTTGCTTTGGTCGGTGCTTCTGCACCGCTTGTTTTACAGTTAGTAAAACCTGTTGTTAAACAAGTTATGACAAAACTTACAAAGAGAAAAAAAGAGCCAAAATCGTAGGTATAAACATAAGCAGACTTTTTTACAAGCCCCTTACAGGCGATTCTGAGAGGACTATTTTTTGGTTTTTACGTCAATTTTGTGTTTATGAGGCACAACTTGGTTTGGCGGTATAGAAACCTGTATCCCTTCGCAAGTAGTCGCATATTTACCAACAAACTGCACACCTTTTTTCAACTGCTCTGAGCAAATAGTTAATCTGTAGAGTTCGATTTCCATTTGTAGTTTTTTAGTCAATAACTTTTGATTTTTCATATTTATTTCTGTTGCCTCTAAACATAATTTTGGGGCTTTGCCTAATGGAACACTTATTTGAGCAGATATACCATAGTTAAGGTTATAATTATCTTTCTCAAATCTTGGTATTTCTTGGTAATATTTTATCTCTCCTGTATCCTCGTCATAAATTGGGGTTCTGGTTACAGTTTCTATTGGCCTATTAAATGACCAAGCATCTGTCATGTAAGGAGTAATTGTAAGAGTAGGAGATGCACAAACAATACCTTGCGACATCCTAAATTGTGGATGACTAGAAGGGGTTATCATTGTGGCATTGTTATTTACTACACCGGTCGATTGGCTTTGAGGACTAGCAACAGTAGTGTTTGCAAGGGTTTTAACAGGACTCAATAATATAGCTATTGCCCAAATGTACTTGTAGATTCTGTGGTGGTTGAGGTAGTTATAGTCCGGGTTATATTCGTGACTGTATCGAGGCCGGGAGCCATTACGCTTTCTACCAAACTGAAGGAACTGCCGGGGACTGCCACTTGCCACCTTGGAGTTGATGTTCCGTCTAAAGAAGTCCAAGTAAAGTTTACTCCTCCAACAGTTTGCTCATTAACACTTGTAGGTGTCGGGTTGATGTAACCATTAATGTCAGTTGATTCTATATTGTGACCCGATACGCTAAATGTATAACCTGTCCGGTACTGATAGCTAGTTATAGTCTCGTTTATAACAGATTCAGATGTGCTAGATGTAGTACTAGAGCCGGACCGGAACTGAGGCACTACCGGGGTAGCAATAACCTTGATCGGGTATATAAATACTAGCAGTAGCCAGAGTTTAGTCAATTTCTATGCTGACAGTAGTAGATCCAATACAGCTAGTACCGCTTCCGCCTGCTGTGCAAGTATGGATTCCAGAGCTAACACTCGTCAAACCAAGACTGCCGGCAGTACCACCTGAGATCACAGTAGTTTGCCCACCAAGGACAGGTAAAGTTGCTATTCCAGAACTAGGTGTAATAGCAGATTGTGTTCCGTCACCGGCCTGATAAGTTTCGCTAAGAGAAAACGCTGATCCAGCAGTTGTTACTGTTTTATTTGTGTGTATTGCGTTTGGTGCGCCATTATTTCCAAAACTTGCAAGATTTAGTCCACCTATTGCATTTGTTACAACACTATCTCCTGTTCCTGTAGATGTGGTGATATTGTTTCCGCTAATGCTGTAGCTTGATGGTGCAGCATTAGTAATTACATAAGGCGAATCTATAGAAATCTGAGCAGATGTCACATATTTAGTTGTAAGCCCTGCATATGCTGGACTCGCTGCAACTGCAAAAATAAATGGAAGTAGCTTTTTCATTTTTTTGTGGGATCAACTTTGATTACGTCAGGTTTTGTTGTGACGATTTCTAGTGGCTGCTTTATTATTATAGTTTGTGTACCTCCAGAGGAGTTACCAATATTACCATTCTCCTCTTCTTTCTTTTTCTTCTTAGCACCCTGCGCTGCATTAACACTTATTCCAAGTCCACCTAAAATATTACCTAATAATCCAGCAGCAAAAGTACTATCAACTCTCGGCTGGTCTGGTATGTCCATTCCAAATAGTTTATTAGGTAGTTTTATATAGCCTAAAGACAACACTAATAAACACCAAGTTAATATAAAAGCTTGGGCTACAGTAGAAACTAAAAAAGTAATTTTCTCCTGATAGTCAGGCTTGTCATCTTCTAATTCTTTACTTTTTTGTGGTATATCTTTGATTTTTTCTTTTTCCATAGGGTTTTTCTGTATAATAGACATATATTGAGGACTCGTAAAGTGGTAGAGGTAGTTGCAGCAGTAGGTGGGGCATTATTAACAGCTTGTTTTGTATCTGTGGGATCAATATCTTATAGAGGTAGACAATCAAGAGATGATCTCGTGCGAAATACAACAGCTATAGAATTATTAACTACAAAAATAGATGATATGCACGATGATATGAAAGAGGTATTTCATCGACTAAAAGAAGTAGAGCTTGCTGTTGTAGAGATTAAGCCAAGAAGATAGCCTCTTCCTTTATGACCAGCAGAAGAGGCTATAGCTCTAAGTGTGAGGAGTGAGCTACTATAAACGTAGCAACAAAATAAAAACAATGCTAAAAGTTATTGAGCCTATCCTTTTTGCCTTCCTTCGTGGTAAAGCAATAAAAAAACTCGCACTTGATATAGTACGAGCTATGGTCAAGAAATCCGATAATACTGTGGATGATCGCCTTTGCGATATGTTAGAAAAAGCTTTGTTTCCGGGTAGATAAATTACTTTTTACCGCCTTTCTTCTTTTTCTTTTTCTTCATTCCAGTTCCGTAATGTCCGGGCATAGTGTGTAGGTGTAACTAAGCCAAGTATAGCTTTGTTGCCTTATTAGACCAGTACGCTAGTCTTAGGTTGGAGGGACTTGTAATGAAACTTGTAATGCCTTGGTCAAATTGGTTTAACAAACAAGCCAAAAAAAGGCGCAAAGTTGAGCCTTGGGTTTTAGCTGACGTTACATTAGAAGAAGAATTACACGTTGAAATATTTTTACGTCATATTATACAAACACTAGATCCTAACGATATACCAGATCTTATAAGTGCTTTTGCAAAAGAAAACTATAGATTAGTAAAAATAATAAACCAAGCTGGAGATCATATAGACAAGATAGACCCTAAATCTTCCTCTCCCAAAAATAAGCGCAATCCTTCGCCCAAACTCCCCCACTAGCTTTACCTTCTGGCATACCTAAACCACATTCTGCTTTTATTACTAGGTGGTGGATGCAATCTATACATAAAGGATGATCTCTACTCATACATCTTGCATCTGCATATAAATATTCTGCTTCTATAAGTGCAGGCTCTAATTCTTTTGCTTGTAAAGGTAAATTTAGCTTTCCTTTTTTAGTCTTAATTTTTACTCTCCAAACTGTCGGCTCTTCTTCATATAGAACCATGCGACCAGCATGGTATCTAAGAGAAGCCATTTGTTTTATGCTTCGTAGTCATCAGGTGGTGGACTAAGCCAGTATCTTGTACCATTTATAACCCTAAATACATGATTACCGCAACATATAATCTGCCCTAAGTCTCTCTGCTGCTGCCTGTGCTTCTGATCGTGTCTCAAATGTTCTGCTGAGATAGACAACTTTTCCGTCATAAAACCATCCTTTGAATTTATATGTAAGACCATAATATATGGGCTGAACTCCAAAATTACCTTTGGAGACTAAATGTGTGACATACAAGATTTATTTCTGTTGCCAACACAGGATTAATTTTTCTAATTCTGCTATTCGTTTTTTAGCAGCTTCTATTTTTTCTTTTTTCGTCATATCAACTCGTAACTACAATCTTTCCATCTAGCCTTAATATATTTAACAGCTTTACTTTGTGTTTCTGCATAAGTAGATATTTTCATTGGCGCAGTCCCTATACCAATTCCCTTAAGAATAAATGTAAATTTTTTAGTTTTTTTATCTTTTTTAGGTCTTGTAACACCTTCCATATCAGGTGTCATTGCCAGTATTTCTTTATCTCTAAAATTCTGAGATTGCATTTTCGGCTGC